TGATGACATTGACTCCTTGATTGAGGGCATGATGATCAGGCTTGCTGATATGAGCAAGATGGCAATGGAGTGCAAGAGAGGAGGACTTGACAACCTGGTGAACAAGTACACCAATAGAATGGATACTTGTTCAAGAGGCCTTGCAAGATTGAAGGCGTACAGAACTAAATTGATTGCATTATGAGAAAGTTTATTCCAAGAGATGCAGATCAAAGGGAGTTTGTGATTTGTATTGTTGTCATCCCTGTGATGATATTACTCACCATTTTAGCCGCAACATTATGAGTTCAGCTGATTATGAATACTGGTGGCAAAGGTCAGGCAGATTCAATATGGAACTATTTAATAACTATTTAAGAGCAAAGAGAAATGCAGAATTTCAAAGTAACATACAAAGTAAAGGATGGCAAATGGATCAAGTTGACCAGGATCATCCAAGCCAACAGCCCAGAGGATGCTGTCAAACGCATGGACATGTGGCCTCCGTTAATAATTAAAGTTGAGAGAGATGGAAAGATTTAAACAATACAGAGTATGGCTTGAGGATTCAGTTGAGCCAGAAGGTGGATTCTGGTGGCATTGCTACCTTGACAATAATGGATGCTTGCAAGATTACAATCATCCTGATGATGAGCCAGACACATTGCAATGGTACCTTGATCATGGATACAAAGTGGAGGAGCTATGAAAAGAGAATTCCTCCTCAACTTGATTGACAAGTACAATCTTGCCAACAACAATAGACAAGAGTCAGAATGTTACAAGAGATACTATCTTTATTACTTGCTATCCAGGACAGGAATGGGGTGCAGTTCCATTGGCAGAGCATTTGGAAAGGACCATGCAACAGTATTGTATGGCATCAAGCAACACAAGAAATGGTACAAGCTCAAGGATCAGAGATATATGGACACAATCAAGCAATTGATGGATGAGCTCCTGATGTTTGAATGTGAAATGCAATACATTCCAGTGACCATCAAAAAAAGAGGTGTGAACTATGACATCACTTTCACACTGGAGATTGACAAAGATATGGCACAATCATTTGAAGGTCAAACAACTCTGAATGAGATAGTTGCAAAGTTTATTGAAATCAATACTTTAAGTAAGGTGTGAACTGTGAAAGGGATTTCACACCTGATAAAATAGAAAATTAAAAGACATTAAAAAAACTATTTTTTTCTCCAGGTGTGAAATTTTCACACTAAGGCTCTGAAAGCCTTATAAACATTAGAAAATAGGTGTGAAATTAGGTGTGAAATTAGGTGTGAAATTTAGTGTGAATTTCACAGTAAACTAGAAAAATAAAAAAAATGAATCAAGAATCAAATTATTGTTATATTTGCAACATGCCACCACAAATTAATCAAGATATTTTTTGCCCTGTCATTGAAGGATCAGCTGTGGTGGCACCTGGATATGGTGGGGCATTCCTATTTGATAAACCATGCTAATACCATTAACACATGCCAAGAAACTTATTGACATTGGATATTCTCTCATTGTCTCTGATGATCTAAAAAGACCAATTGGATCCTGGAAAGAATGTCAAGAAAAGGCATTCACCAAGGAACAATTTGAACAGAAATACTATTCTGACAAGGCTAATTATGTTGGCTTTCTGACTGGATACAATGAGATTGAGGTCATTGATGTGGATCTCAAAGTATTCGCAACTCTCAAAGAGCAGAATGATTTCTGGAATGAATTCCTCCAGTTACTCAAAGACAACATTGATGACTTTGATCTCAAGTTCACAATTTACAAGACAATCAATCAGGGATATCATATCCTATACAAGACCAAGAATGTGCAAGGCAACACCAAGATTGCAAGACTCAAGGACCATTCAGAGGCTGTGATTGAATCAAGAGGAAAGGGAGGATATTGTGTTGTGTACACTAACAACATCACAGAGCTCACATACTTGGATGTCAAGCATATCTCAGACAAGGACAGAGAAATACTCTGGACAATTTGCAAGATGTACAACTGGACTGGTGATGAAGAGGTGAAAGAGGAAGTAACTGAGCAATATGAAAGCACATTAACACCTTGGCAAGATTACAATGAGAGGGTGTCAATATGGGATATCATCTCTGATGATTTCACAATTGTCTCAAAGACTCATGACAAAGATATCATCAAGAGAAATGGAGGAACATCTCCTCATTCTGGATATATTTACAGGAACACTGGATGCATGTATCTATTCTCAACAGGCACAATATATCCTCATGAGCAGTTGATCACACCATTCAAGGCATACACATTTAAATGTCATAACGGTGATTTCACAGCATCAGCAAGAGAGATATATGCTCAAGGATATGGAGCCAGGAAAGAGAAAAAAATTAAGATACAACCTATTGAGCTCAAGACTAATGTTCAAAGAGTGCAATTTCCTATTGATATTTTTAGCGAGGAGATCCAGCAATACATAATCCAAAGCTCTCAGACTCTTGGACTCTCCATTGATTACATGGGCTGTGCATTCCTTTGGTCCATGTCAGTTTGTATTGGTAACTCATTCATTGTTGAAATCAAACCAGGATGGAGAGAGACAGCAACATTGTGGCTTGCTGTTGTCGGAAAGCCAGGAATCGGTAAGACACCAAGCTTAAATCAGATTATCTTTCCATTGCAGAAATTGAATATAAGAAAGCAAAAGGAATTTCAGAAAGAATATGCCAAATATGTTGAGTATGACAGGCTTGATAAGGATGCCAAGAAATATGCTGAGGAGATAAAAAAGCCAAGATCAGAACAGTTCATTGTTGGTGATATCACACTGGAGGCATTGATTGACTTGCATGAAACCAATCCAAATTGCATTGGAGTATTCAAGGATGAGCTTGCTGGATGGTTTAAAGACATGAACAAGTACAGAGCTGGATCAGATCTTGAATTCTGGTTGTCATCCTGGAATGGTCAGAGCATATCTCTGAACAGAAAAACATCCAAGAGTGCATTTGTTGACAAGCCATTCATTCCTGTCATTGGAGGTATTCAACCAGATATCTTTGAGCAATTTGCAACAGGAGTGAACAAGGAGAATGGATTCATTGACAGGATGCTGATAAGCTATCCAGAGCTATCTGTTGAGAAATATAACACCAATGTTCTTGATTATGAATTGATGTCATGGTATGAGAATTTTATGATCAGACTCAAGGAATCAATTGCCAAGAACTTTTTTAGAACTGATGAGAAAGGTGAGATCATTCCTCATGTCACAAGATTCTCTCATGAGGCCAATGAGCAATGGATCAGAATACATGACAAGATATCTGAGATGCAGAATTCAGATGATGAAAATGAATATATGAAATCAATGTTGCCAAAACAAAAGAGCTACATTCCAAGATTCGCAATGATATTGAATATTCTTATAAGCTCAGAGGATGGATCAGATGCCTTGTCAATATGTGAGGAGGCGATATTGAGAGCTGAGAGGCTAAGTGATTACTTTGTCAATATGAGTAAACTTGTCAAGCAAGATGCTCAAGAGAAGGCAGATCTAAGGAAATTGGCAAGTCATGGCACAAATAAATATGAGCAATTCCTGGCAATGTATCAATCAGATCCTGAACTGAACAGAACAACAGCATCAGAGATTCTCCAGGTGAGCAGAAGGACAGTGATAAATTGGATAACTAAAATAGAGAAAAAATGAAACAGACAGCAGTAGAATGGTTGGTTGATAAATTAGAAATATTTGCAACTGAACAAGAAATGAATATTATTGAACAAGCCAAAGTAATGGAGAAGGAGCAGATAGAAAATGCGTATGTATATGGTGCTGCTTATGGAATTGATGTGCCAAATAATTTAATTCCTAACACATACTACAACGAAACCTTTAAATCAGAGTAACGGAAAAGCATTGGCGTTTGTTGCCGATGCACAAAGTTTGATTAGAATTACAAATGTTTAAATTATAAATAAAATGTCAAACGAAAAACAAAAAGGCAATAACGCCAATGTAGTGTTAGGTGCAGTACGGGTTAGAATGATGGACTATATGGTTCACTTCAAAACAGATGCACACACTTTAGAATTTGAAGTATATCCTGTGCAGGATTGGGAGCATTTACCAACTGGCAAAAAAGGATTTAGCTACATAGACAAAGAGAATGAGCCCGATGATAGAGAGATATTTGAAGAAGGTAAATGCTTGAAGAAATTTGAAGGTTCATTTTGCTGGCGAGGTGTTTGGGAAGGTCGATTGTATTTTACTGATGAAGAATATTGGGGAGAAGAAATTTCTGAAATGTCGGAGTTATATAATAACCACATAGTTACTTGGTGCAAAGATTTCATTAAGAAACGAGAACCTTCAAATTATTACGATGAGTAGTATTGCACCTAACGTATCGGCGGTTGTTGTCAGTGGCGACAATTCACCACAAAACTGAAATAGAATTACTAACTTTTAAATAACAATAAAATGCCAAACGAAGAACAAAACCAGCCATTGCAACAACCACTTGTTAGCGGTTCGTTGCTGGAAGAAATTAGACAAGCCTTTGCAGATTATTACGCAAGTGAAGGATGTAGCTGTTGCCAAGATATTGAACCACACGAAAAGGCTTCATTAAGGCTTGGCGAATTGCTTGGTGCAAAAATGTATGAAGATGGTAGTGGTGTTGATTGGTATGCGTATCGGTCTAAGCAATGACCGCTAACACCAAAGCAGGTGAAGTTTTAATTTCACTTGCTGACTGTTATCCGCAGTTTTAATTGCGGAAGTTATTAACCTTTAAATCAGAATAGAATGAGCAGTGAAGATATTGGATTTTGTATTGTTTATGGAGCAATTAGTGTTTCAGGATTTTGTATAGCAATTCACTATTGGTATTACCAATTATTTAAAAAAAGAAATAAAAACCTTTAAATCAGAATAAGATGAAATAGTCAGGTGGCGGAATGGTAGACGCTGAGTAGGAATGAGTAGACCCGTAAGGGCGTAAACATTTCGATTGCGGATAGCGCACTCAAAAAACAATTAAAAGGTTCCGATACGAGGGCGCATACAGGTTCGAATCCTGTCCTGACTATTTTTTTTATTAACCTTTAAATCAGAATAAGATGGAAAAAAAATACTTTATTATTGAGGTCGGAGAGGATATGCATGAGACAATTCTCTTTGATATTATGGATAAGCTAAAAGAGGAAGGTCACTACTTTGTAGCTAATTGCACAACAAATGCAAATCAATTTGATGTCAAGAGAGTGACAGAGGATGAATTCAATAAATTCACTGATTATGAACAAAGCCAACAGAGATAAACTCAAGGCCCTTGAGCTTGAGCAACTGAAAGAGAGATATCCATCCATGAGAGAGGAGATGATTCCATTGACTGACTGGAAAGATAATTCAGCCAACAACCTGACCAAGTGCATTATCTTTTGGATCAAGGCAATGTCAGGACAAGCTGAGAGAATCTCCAATCAAGGGCAATACAGAGCTGGCAACAAGATACAAGTTGGTGATACATTCAAGCAACTCCCTGGCAAGTGGACTCCAGGAACAGGCACCAAGGGCACAGCTGATATCTCAGCAACCATCAGAGGCCGATCAGTTAAGATTGAGGTGAAATATGGCTCAGACAGGCAATCAGATGCTCAGAAAGCATATCAACAAGATGTTGAGAGAGCTGGAGGAACATATTACATTGCAAAAGATTTTGACTCTTTTGTACTTTGGTATGAAAGTTTTTCATTACATTTGTAAAAATTAATAACATCATATATGGAAAATCAATTAAATTTTGACATCCCATCAACATCAGAGAAGTTGAGGGCAAAGAAAGCTGATCCAGTTACTGGAATCAGTTTGTACAGCAAGCTCCACAGAGCAAAGCTGAGCATTGGAAAGGTTGTTAAGAATGCAACGAATCCACATTTCAAGAAATCATATGCAGATATCAATGCTCTCCTGGAGACTGTTGAGCCAATCTTGCATGAGAATGGCCTGTTGTTATTGCAACCAATCCATGACACAGTGCTTGTGACTCAGATTATTGACATTGATTCTGGTCAGATGATTGAATCATGGTTGTCATTGCCATTGATTACAGATCCACAAAAGATGATCAGTGCAACAACTTACTATCGGAGGGCAACATTACAGGCAATCCTGGCATTGCAAGCTGTGGATGATGATGGCAAAGAGGTGTCAAATAGCAAGAAAGAGCTGCCATCAATAACTGATGAGAGATTCTCAAGTGCTCTTGCTGCCATTAAAAAAGGCACATACACTGTTGAGTCATTGAAAGAAACGTACAAACTAACACCAGAACAGGAGGCACAGTTATGATATTTAGATGTTCATCATTACCAAAGCTCATGACTAATCCAAGGAAAAAGTCTGAGAGTTTATCAGAGACAGCCAAGAGTTTATCAGAGACAGCCAAGAGCTACATCAAGCAATTGGCAAAAGAGAATTTCTATGGATATACCAGCAAGGTTGAGACCAAGCAAATGAGAAAGGGCACAGAGTATGAAATGGAATCCATTGCTCTGGTCAATTCAGTTTGGTTTGGTAGCAACTTTGTCAAGAATCAATTGAGAGAGAATCAAGGATATCTCTCAGGACATCCAGATATCATCACTGATGATTCCATCATTGACATCAAAACATCCTGGAGCCTTGAGACCTTTCCAGCCTTGCCAGAGGATGCTGATTCCTATGAATGGCAAGTGAGAGGATATATGCACCTGTTCAACAAGCCAAGAGCATTTGTGATCTTTTGCATGATTGACACAGATGATGAGCTCTTGAGTGACTGGGACAATAGAGATATTCACAAGGTATCTCATATTGATCCAACCAAGAGAATCACTGTGGTACAATATGAGAGAGATGAGATGAAGGAGGAGTTGATGCTCTCCAGATTGAGAGATGCATCAGAGTTTTATTCACAATATATGCAACAATTAAATAATAAATAAATGACAAACTACACACAGCTCAGAGAGCATTGTAAAGATATGAGCATGGATGAGCTTGTATCATGGATTCAAGAGACTCCAGGACATTATCAGAATCTCACATCACTATGGTCATACATTCATGATCAAGTTGATAATATCCAAGATTACAGAGGAGCAGCACATCACAGAGAAATATGGTCAAGCATTTACAAATTTCTTGACTTAGATCTCAAAGGAAAGAAAGTTCTGGACCTTGGACCAGGAAGTGCTGAGAGTTTGATTGTTGCAAAAGATCTTGGTGCATCTCAATGCTTGTTCATTGACAATGATCCAGTGATATTCAGATTCTGTGAGCTCCTTGGTTTTAAGGGATATTACAACGACTATCGAACACAAAGGCCATCAGTTGATGCTGTTGATTATGTTGTGGCAAAAGGCTCCATCAATTCTGATGAGTGGACCAACAACAAGATTGATATCAACAAATTCCTTCAATGGGTTGAAAGTTTTGCTGAGAATGTAATCATCACACCAACATACCAAAAAGGAGAGACCATTGATGGATGGGATTATACTTGTGTCGGAGAGCACAGAGAGAGATATCTCAATGGACCAATACACAACACATTCCTCAATAGAGGATATCAACAAGTCTATGTTGATGGTCATAACCATCAGTACAGATTTCCATTCACTTATTGTAAATTAAAATAAAATAAATATGAGTTATGAAGTAAAGGGCATCTTGCATGTCAAGGGAGCAATCCAAAAGAGATCAGAGAAATTCTCAACAAGACAATTCACAGTCAAGACAATGGATGACAAATATGAGCAATTCATCACATTTGAGTTGCTCAATGACAGAACAGATCTGATTGATGCATTTGGTGTTGGTGAGGAGGTAACGGTGTCATTTAATCTCAAAGGCAGAGAATGGCTCAGCCCAAAAGGTGAAGTCAAATATTTTAACACATTAGAGGCATGGAAAGTGCAAGGCATTTTTTAATTGCCCTAAAAGATGGAGAGAGTATCAAGGACTGGATGATTCGAGAAACTCTCTCCAGGCTTTCCAGGAGATACAAGGCCATTCACTTGGCCGAGGACCTTGCTGTCAATCCATCCAAGATCCACAGATTCCTCACTGGCAAGAATGTCAATGATGACTTTTATCAGAGATGGTTTTCTTGGTATGTTAAAAAGCAATAACTTAGTGATGTGGAATTCTGGAAAAAAGAGGCTTATATCATCGCAAACAAGATCACAGGAGGAAATCACCTTCACCATGACCTTGTGCCCCATGTCTATCTACTATTGGCAAAGCTCGACATCAAGCCACAGGATTTGCCTCGTGTATTCGCCAGGTGGGCATACAACCAATACAACTGGAAAGAATCAAAGTTCAACCAGCTGTACAGAGGATCAGTGCCCATCCCAGAAGGATTCGACAAAATAGCAGAGGATGATGTGTACAATGAGAGTCAATACCAACAGATCCTGGATGCTTACCTTGAGCAATCTCCTGACAATGATGAGGAGCTGTTCTGCAAAGAGATCACCAAGATGAGACTCATGGGCATGACTTACCGAGAAATCAAAGGCCTCACAGGAATCAACCTGGATACTATCAACAAAGCAATAAATAAATTTAAACATGATATACATAATTCCTCTTTTATCAGTGGGGATTGCCAGAGCTCTCCAGAGTTTTGCAATGCCCAACATCAAACCATTTAATTGTCAGAGCTGCATGTCATTCTGGACAACAGTAGCAATCTTTTCCTTGTATGAATGGAGGCTCTGTGCCCTTGGCTTCCTCTCTTATCTAATCAGTGACTTAATCTTGATTTATGAAAATAAGTAACGAGCTCCAGACACAAGTGGACAGATATGTCAAGACCAGATCCTTTGCCTTGGATGGGCCTCTCAAGAGAGAGCTGGCTCAATGGTACAAATATGCTGGATATGGCACACTGAACATCGGCTGTGCAACATGCATCCGTAATGCTATGCAGAAACTCAGCAACTATTATCTGACTGAGATGGCACCAAAGAGCCCAAAGATTCATTTCATTGGAGTCAAGCAAGAGTCAATCACAGCCATGACCTTCAATCAACTCAAGGCAGAGGCCAAGAGGAGAGGCATCAACATGCCAAACACATCAACCAAGCAAGACTTAATACAAGCCCTCTCATGAAACTTTGTGCTCCAATCCCTGTTTTTGGCCGTTTTCCTCTTGTCAGACTCACTATCTCCAGATTGATAAGGCAAGGAGTCATTCCGATAATTATGGGCCATGAGAGAGAAGCTCTTGACATTGCCAATGAATTGGATGTTGAGTTCATATCAATCAGCAATGATCCTCTTGGCAACAAGTGGAATGCTGGATTCATGGCTTGCAAGAGTTACAATCCTGATGGAGTCATATTCATGGGCTCCTCTGACTGGGCATCTGATGATTACATTCAATCAGTCAGTGATGCTCTCAATGACTTTCCATTCATTGGAATGCTTGGCTGTCACTTTGCTGATGTGTCTGATGAGGTGAGACTGGTCCATTGGCCAGGATATGCCAAAGGCCAACGACAATATGAGCCAATAGGAATTGGCAGAGTGCTCAGATCTGATCTCCTTCAAAAAATAAACTGGCAACCATTTGATCCAAGACTATCATCAGGGCTCGATTGGTCAATGTATCTCAAGACCATCAGACTCGTTGATGAGATTGCTGTGATCAAGGATCAGGAGAAAGATGTCAGACTCTTGTCAATTAGTACAGATAAATGGACCAACAAGCATAAATTCTCAGATCATTGGTCAGGAGCTCTCAAGTCAACACATATGAACAATGAGCTGTTGAAAAATAATTTTAACGAGATATTCACACTATGAATCAGGCACACATCTCAGAATCTCTTGCTGGCCTTGATAAAGGGCTCATCAAGAAATACAACCTGGTGCCGTACAGCAATTTTATCTTTCCAGCAATATTCATGGGCATGTACAGATATGAGGATTTCAACCTATTCTCAAAACATATCGGAGGAGCAACAGTCATCTGGTTTGGATCAGATGCCATGGATCTCAGAGAGGAGTGGGTTGATACTCTCAACTCAGCTGTCAACATTGCAGTATCTCAGCGAGTGGCTGATACACTGGAGAGCAAGGGAGTTGATGCCATGGTTTATCCATTCAATGCTGTTGAGGCTGAGATGTGGCCATGTGTGCCAAATGGTGACAAGATATTCTGGTATTCTGGCAACAGCCCAGAGTTCTATGGACAGGAGCTGATCAATGAGATCAAAGAGAGAATTGACATTCCAATCATCAGAGCTGGTCATGACACATTCTCAAGAGAGGAGCTGGTCAGTGTGTATTCTCAATGCTTTCTCAATCTCAGATTGACACCCCATGATGGTTGCCCAAATACCAACATTGAGATGGGCCTCATGGGGAAAAGGTCAATATACAATGGTGATCTGCCAGCATCAATTCCCTGGCATTCAGTGGATGATATATGCAACAACATAATGCTGGAATATTCACTGAGAGAATTTAGTAATAAAGAAGTATCAAAAATTTATCATACATTTGTGAACTATGAAAGAATGTCAACGCTGTTTATTTAATGACTCTTTTGCAGAGATAGGAGAGCATCAATGTGAATACTGTGATCTCCATGACGAGCTGGAGAGACAAGCATCAGGACCTGGTGCCCTTGATAATCTCCTGGAATCCATCAGATGGACAGGCAGAAAGAAAAAATATAACTGTATCATGGGGATCTCTGGAGGACTGGACTCATCAACATTGCTATATGCAGCAGTCAGATATTGGAATCTCAGACCTTTGGTCATTCACTTTGACAACAACTGGAATGCTCCAGAGGCTGTCCACAACATGACACAGCTGGTCCAAAAGCTCGGAGTTGATTGCATCACATACCAAGTCAACAAGAGTGAATATGACAGGCTCAATGATGCATTCCTGTGGGCTGGCCTTCCTGATGCAGATATACCAAATGACATTGCCATGACTAAGCTGATGTATGACACAGCTCACAAATATGGCATCAAGTACATTCTCAATGGCCATGATTTCAGAACAGAGGGATCAACTCCAAAGGGATGGACATACATGGATGCAAAATACATCCGATCAGTTTACAACAAGTACAGTGGCCTTGAGCTTCATAACTATCCATTATTCACATTCAAGGACCAATTGTTCTATGCTCTGATGGGCATCAAAAATGTGAGGCCATTCCATTACAAGTGGGATCGTGAGTCAATGGAGGAGGAGATGAAAAGATTCATCAACTGGCAAGATTATGGAGGCAAGCATTGTGAGAATGTTTACACTGAGTTTGTTGGATCATATCTATTGCCTGTAAAGTTCGGAATTGATAAAAGAATTGTTTATCTCTCAGCACAGGTGAGAAGTGGCAAGCTCAAGAAAGAGGAGGCTCTTGCCATATTCAATCAGCCATCAACATTCGACACAACCAAACTGGGAGCCATTGAGCAGAGAGTCATGAAACTGATCTCCATCAGAAAGCTGGACAGAAAGAACTTTGATAAATACGATTTCAAGAAATACAGAGCATTGATCTGGATACTTGCAAAGCTCAAAGTTGTGCCATATACGTTTTACATTAAATATTGCAAATAGAACACACTTATATAATAATAAATAATTATGTCTAATCAATATAGAAATATTGATAAGGATGATCTATTATCCAAGGCTTTTGGCTATTGTGATTTTTGTATTGCATCAACAAAAGAAGTTGCAACAAATTCTGGAGTGAAAAAAGTTGCTGAGAGACATATCCCAACAATATCATACTTTTTGAATCACTACCTGAGAAGAGAACATTTTGATTTTTACAAAAGAACAAACTGGTATGATGCAATGAATGATGAAAGTCATCCATTATCGAACACTATAAAAACAATTGATGAGCTCTTTAAAGGCTTAGCAAAGGACATTGTTGCCAATGAGGGCAAGGGAATTTTCTACGCAAAGAATGCTCTTGGCATGCATGACAGGCAACAAGTTGAAACCAGGAATGTTGAGAACTTTGATTTTGAATAAAATTACTTATCTTTGATTTGAAATCCGACTTTCAATGAATCGAGTGATTCGATTTAATACACCCGCTATGGTTAATGGATTAGGGAATCCCTGGTCGCCCACACTTAGCGGGTTTTTTTCTTAACTTTGTTTAATGACAACAGTCAAAGGGTACAAGCCTCACAAAACACAGAGAGAGATCCATGATGCCATCAACCATGGGCATGAGAAATATTATGCTCTGAACATTGGTAGGCAGTTCGGAAAGACCTTGCTTGGAATCAACCAGCTTTTGTACTGGGCCATAAATGACAAAGGATGCAAGATTGCCTGGATCACACCAGTTTACAAGCAAGGCAAGAAAGTATTCTCAGAGCTGGAGAGAGCAGTCACAAGGAGTGGACTATTCACATTCAACAAGTCTGATCTGATTGTAACAGGCTTTGGATCATCCATTGAGTTCTTTTCTGGAGAGAGACCAGACAACATCAGAGGGAATACCTTTGACTATATGGTTGTGGATGAGATGGCATTCACCAGAGCAGAGCTGTGGGATGAGGTGCTCAGTGCAACAGTTATGGTAAAAGGAAAGAAGGTGATATTCATCTCAACACCCAAGGGCAAGAATCATTTCCACAGGATCTGTATGCAACACAACTATGATGATAGGTATGCATATTTCCATTACTCCTCATATGACAATCCCATGATTGATCCAAGAGAATTGGATGAGAGAAAGAGATCCCTTCCTGATCACATATTCAGACAGGAGTATCTGGCAGAGTTCCTTGACAATGGCTCTGGTTTATTCAAGAACATCAGAGATTGCATCAAGCCAATATCTCCAGGAGCCAAGGCATATGCTGGCTTGGACATTGGCCGAGCTGATGACTACACTGTGCTCAATATATTGGATGAGGATGGTCAACAGGTCTATGTCAACAGATGGAGGCACCAGGAGTGGACCAAGATCATTGACTCAGTTGCTGATGTCATCAATAGGCACAGAGCAACAACACTGATTGAGATCAACAACCAAGGAGATGTATTCCATGAGATGCTCAGAGACAAGTGTCGCAATCTGATTGTGCCATTCACAACAACATCCAAGAGCAAGCCCATCATCATTGAGGATCTTGCCATGGCATTTGAACAGAGAGAGATCTCCTTGCAAGATGTTGATTGGTTGGTTGACGAGCTTGAGAATTTTACCTATATTTACAACGTGAATACCAGGGCTGTGCAATACTCAGCTCCAATTGGATTGCATGATGATGGTGTAATGAGCTTGGCTCTTGCATGGCATTGTCGCAAAACACAACAGAACAAAGGCAGATATCAAGTGATCAGAGCATGAAAGATTTCAACATAAAACTACCAGTAAGCATCAAGGAATGTGGGGCTGATATGATGTACAAGTGGCTCATGGTAAGTGACACATTATCAACCATTAATGAGAGGTCACTTACAGAGATACTTGAATTCCATTGTCAAGTTGTGAGCATATTCTCAAGGTTGCCAGTGAACAAAGTCAAGAAGGCTGTTCCTGATTCAATCATGGAGGCCAGCAAGCATATATTCACAATCATCAGCCAATACCAACAGAAAGAGCCAGAGGAGGTCATTGAGATACAGGGCCAAAAGTACAGGCTTGAGAAAAACTTTGCCCATGTCACAACAGGTCAGATCATTGACTTGAAACTGATTGAGGACATCAGTGCTGATCCTTGGGCACCATTGTCAATCATGTATGTTGAGGATGGCATGGAGTATTGCCAAGAGGATGAGAGAGGCAGAGTGCTCAATCCTAATGAAAAGAGGTATCTGATATTCAGAGAGCATTTCCCTGGTGATGAGTTCTTAAATTTCTACGCTTTTTTTTTGGCCAGCTTAGAAAAGCGGAGGCTCGCTATTTTGGGGATACAGACAGCGAGGATGATGATGGAGAGGATGATACTGGAGCAAGAGTTAAAGATTCAGAATGGTTCCTCTGGACAGGAATCATCCATAGATTATCAAGAGAGATGGGATGCAGTGTGGAAGGAATTACAAAACAGCCATATGTGAAAACATTGTTCTGGATGAATTATTTCAAGATTGCTGATGAACAAAAACGCATAATAAACAAAGAGCATGGCTGATGAATTTGACTTTCTTGACCAGTTTGGTGTCTCTGAGAGTGATGCATCTCAGCCAGCAAATGCATATGAGAGATTCATTCTTGATCTTGCCAACAAGGTCACAGAGGATCTGAGAGAGACAATCTCCAGCAAGGCAAGAAACACAGGGGCCTTGGCTCAGTCAGTTGTTTACTTTCCAACAGGTCAGTTGAGCTTTGAGATTCAGGCTGATGATTATTACAAGTTCATTGATGAGGGTGTCAATCCAGTTGGCAAGAGTTTGTATGATACACCTTATTCATTCCAATATCCTGGAGTGAGCTCCAATCATGCCAAGGCCATCCAGCAATGGAAAGGCATGGACATGTCACAGGCCTATGCAATAGCAAGCCATATGAAGACAACATCAGGACTCAAGCCAAGGAACATAACAACAAGCACAATCACTGATGATTATCTTGAGAGGATTGCCTCTGACCTGGCAACAGTGACAGGATTGCTCTTTGATATCACATTCACTAAAAACACAAAAACATGGCAGTAACAATATATGATGAGCCACAAAAATACAGCACAGCTGGGAATCCTTTGATGTTCACATTCTCATCAGATGAGACAGCACAACCTAATTTCTCATTCATTGTTGAGGTGTATGTGAATGGATCATTGCATTCAACACATCAGGTGTTCAGACAATTCAACACCTTGAGCAAGTTTGATTGTTCTGGTATCTTGTCATCAACATTGTCAAGCCCTTTGATTGTGGATGGCACATTGACAACATTCTATGATTCAGCCATAAATGAATATTACATCATTGTATATGAGAAATATGGAGCAACTCCGACAACTCAAGCCAGTGATACAAGTGCAACATTGTATGCATTCAATGGCTCATTGAGGCATCCTGATTGGATTGACTTTGATTATCAGAATTATAATGCAGATACCAACAACAGCACATCACCAAGATTGTTCTTGACATCATGGCCAAGAGCCAAGAGATATTATTGTGGCTTGGATGAGAGGGTATTTCTGGGCATCATCTGTGATGACACAGGGATGAATCTCAGAGTCAGAATATATAACAGTTCAAACACACAGATTGCAACAGATCTTGTGGCTGTGACCTTGAGCAACTTTATTGTGTTTGATGCATCACCATCAACCATCATTGCAAATACCAGCATCACACAAGGCAACTTTGATGCGGCTGCATATTACACCATTGAGGCAAGGCCAACAGGAGGAGGGGCTTATTCTGGAGCATCAGAGGCTTTCAGAATTGACATTGATCTTGAGTGCCACAGATATGACACCAAGAGATTACACTGGCTCAACAAGTTTGGTGTGTGGGATTCATTCACCTTCACCTTGGTATCTGTTGATTCAACCAATGTTGAGAGTTATGGATATCAGAGAGAGAAGGGAGTCTGGGATAATACATCATATACTTATCCATTGTATCAAGGTGAGAGAGTTACCTTTGCAAAGAGGGCAACAGATCAGCTGATTCTCAACAGTGACTGGATCAGTCAAGAGGTCCAGCAATGGCTTGTGAGGAGCTTGTATGAATCACCTGTTGTATATCTTGAGCAAGAGAATGGCACAGAGTTCGAGCCAGTGAATATCACCAACAGCTCATATCAATTCAAGACAAGGAGGAGAGATGGCTTGATACAAGAGCAGATCACCATTGAGAGAACATATTCATACACATCACAACTTAACTGATGGCTGGAGAACTTTACATAAATGACAGGCTTGTTGACCTGGATCAGAGCATCCCATTTCCATTGACATTCAACATCAGTGACATCAAGGATCTGACAGCAAGGAAAGGCAACAAATCAAAGACAATCACCTTGCCAGGGACCAGGAGAAATTATGAGCTTATGCTCTCAGTATTCACCTTGTCATCCATTGACAAGATCTCAGATGTTGAGAGTGATTTCATTGACTTTGATCCAAGCATCAAGGCAAGTGCAAGGTATTATCAGAATGGCTTGCTTGAGTTTAATGGAGTGGCACAGCTCATGGAGTGCAAGCTCTCTGGAGGAGTTTGGTCCTTTGATGTGACTCTTGTGAGTGACACAATTGACTATATCTCCAGGCTTGCCAAAATTAAGATCAATGAACTTGGATGGTCAGAATACAACCATGCCATGACATTGAGCAACCAACAGAATTCATGGAGTGGATTGATTGAGCTGAATGGCTCACCAGCATATGTGTACAACTCACCAGACTGGGATGGCCGAGGTTATTACTACGGCTTGATTGATTACGGGTACACAAGACCAACGCCATCCACGTTTGGTGTTGAGCACATCCCTCCTCAAGTTTTCGTTTATGAGATCCTTGAGAAGGCATTCACATATGCTGGCATTAAATGGTCCAGCACATTCCTTGAGAGCCAATTATTCAAGAGGCTGTTGATGGCCTATCCTGGAGGAGATCTGCCAACCATTGATGCAACACAGAGTGATAATGACTCAGCATTCACAACAGAGCAGAACAACACTGGAGGATTCATCATCAACGGCACAACACAGGGATATGGCAATGGAGTTTGGTTTCTTAATGATCTTGCTTTGCTTGATGATTATGATGGATCTGTCAATCAGGACAATCTTGGTCAGATTCAGACAACAGCTCCTTTGCAGTTTGTTGCCGCAACAGAGGGCTTATTCACCATTAACTATCTTGGTGATCATGACATCACCTGGTCAACAGGAGGCTCATTGATGTATGGCAATTACAGATTGCAGTTGTTGATATTCAAGAATGGCAATGCTGTATCTGGTGATGTAATTTATGAGGGCCTTCTTGAGGGTGCCTCAACAGGTTACTCTTTGACATATTCCTTTGATTACACCAGGGAAATAAACATGCTGATCAATGATGTCTTGACTTTCAGATTAGGATATCAGTTGATTGAGCCACAAATAATTGGAGGAACACCAGGCTTGCAAGGCATCACAACACAGATTGTGAGCAACACAGCTGATCTGAATATCACAAGGAATACTCAAGTCTTGGCTCCTGGAGGTACAGTTGAGCTGAGTGCATTCTTGCCTGATATGACTTGTGATGTGTTTTTCAAGGGTTTGATTACGGCATTCAATCTGTATGTCAAGCCAGCAACATCCTCACCATCATATCTGGAGATTGAGCCCTTGGCTGATTTCTACAATGCATCTGGAGATGCTCTTGATTGGAGCCATCTGATTGACAGGAGCAAGGATATCACAGTGACTCCGACAATCAATTTTAGTGCTAAGAATTACAAGTTCAATTTTGAGGAGGATGATGACTATTGGAACACAAGATACACTGATGATGTTCAGAAACAATATGGTCAATTCTTGGTCCAATCTCAGAGCCAATTTGCTGTGGATGATACAGAATTCAAGTTGCCATTCAGCCAAAAACTATTGGCAAGGATACCAGAGGATTCTCCATCATCATTCACAGATCTGATTGTGCCGAGAACATTCCAGGTGAAATTCAATGAGGATGGCACCAGTCTAATTGAAAAGAAAAAAGGTAAGCCCTTCATTGTGCAACTTGGTGGCTTGAAATCTGGAGAGTGGGAACACAGGGATGAGAGTGGTGTTGACAGCAATGAGACATCCTATCCATATGTGGGCCATCTTGACTCTCTTGATTCACCTTCATTTGATTTCAATTTTGGGGTGCCTGACTATGTATTCTGGTCCACATCAACATATACAACCAACAACTTGTATTTGTATCATGAGAGATTCATCAAGGAGCTGGTGAGCAGATTTGGAAAGCAACTGACTTGCTCAGCAATGCTTGCACCAGAGCACATCAATTCTCTTGATTTCAGAAACTTAATCAACATTGATGGAGTTGTGTACAGATTGCAGAAAGTTAGTGATTATGACAGCGGAAAAAATACAAGTACACAAATAGAACTGATTCGCATAATACAAGGAGAGGGAATACAAACAACAACGGTTGTGCCTCCTTATGATCCATTCACTGATCCTGAGGCAAGATTCACACAGGATGATGAGATAAGGATCACACAGGATGGCACCATCAGAGAAATTCAAGCATAATGGGAGTAAAGATTCAAGATTTAACATCCTTAGCAACCAGCACATTTGCTGATAATGACATCATTGAAGTTGAGCAATATGTCTCAGCTGGTGTGTATGTCTCAAGAAAAATGACAGGAGCTCAGATCAGAGAGGCAATCAAGACCTATGCTCTGAACATCACAGAATACACAGCTGCCTTGACAACCTTGCAACTCAGTGATGCTGGCAAGTTGCTAAAATTGACCAATGCTGGAGCCAATGACTTGAGAGTTCCAGCTGAGTCATCAGTAAACTTTCCAATAGGAACACAGATTTTGTTGATTCAATATGGAGCTGGTCAGACAACAGTGACAACATCAGGAGGAGTGACATTGAGATCCTCTGGTGGCAAGACAAAACTTTCAGCACAATATGCAGAGGCCTCATTGATCAAGATTGGATCAAATGAGTGGGCTCTTGCTGGTGATATAACAACGTAAAATAAAAATAAAATGAGTACAGATTTAAGTGTAATTTCAGCAAGTCAAGGAACATTCATTGTGAATGATACAACAGAGAAAACAATTCTCCATGATGCCATTGTTGTGCTTGAGGACACAGTATTCAACTCCATCAAGATTGGAGGAGTTGATGTGAAATCAAGTTACATTGCAGCCACAGGAACAGCTGTGAAAGCTGGAGCAATCATCAGGCCAACAGAGGCACAGAAATTCAGTGCAGTTGATTTAGTATCAGGATCAGTTTGTTTAGTATTATGATAGGTTACGGAAATAGTATGTTTTTAGCAACACACGGAATATTAGCGAGGACTGCATCAGGAGGAGCAGTTGATCCAGATGCCCAAGCATTTATAACAGCTGCATCAATTACAGACCCTACTCAACAAAGTGCTATTAATCAATTAGTAGTTGACTTAAAAGGATATTCTATTTGGAGTAAAATGGAAGCCTTATATCCAATGGTAGGTGGAACAAGTACAGCTCATAAGTTTAACCTTAAGAATCCTTTAGATACGGACGCTGCCTTTAGAATGACATTTCATGGTGGTGTTACTCATTCAAGCAATGGAATTACATTTGCTACAAATGGATATGCAAACACTAAATGGTTGCCAAGTGTAAATAGCACAACAAGCAATGTTAGCGGTGGTGTTTATTCAAGGACTAATTTAACAGCTGATTCTGCTACATTTGGTTCTTTGAATGCTGCATTTCAAGGTTTTGGTTTGATTCCAAAATTTTCAAATAATATTACTTATTATTGGGTTAATAATGACCTAATAAATGGAGGCACTAATCTTGTTGCAAATACAACTGGTTTTTGGCATATAAACAAAGATAGTTTAACAGTTTCAAGATTGTACAGAAACGGGTCATCTATCAATTCATTCACAGGTGGAAATCAAGTTGCACCAGCTTTTGCAGTTTTTTTAGGTGCAAGAAATTACAATGGAACAGCAGACCTTTATTTCAACGGAACATTAGCTTTTGCATTTTTAGGAGATACATTAGATTCAACCGAAGCAGCTAACTTTTACACAGCGGTACAAGCATTTCAAACTACTTTAGGACGTAGCATAGGCACACAAACAGTAAGTGATGCTGATGCACAAGCATTTGTAACTAACGCAGGTATAGTTGACCAAGTAGAAGCTAACGCAATAAACAATTTAGTAATAGGATTAAAAGCTGATAGCTTGTGGACTAAGATGAAAGCGGTTTATCCGTTTGTTGGTTCGTCTTCAAGTAGCTTTAAATTTAATCTTAAAAACCCATTAGATACGGATGCTGCATTTAGATTAACTTATAGCGGAGGATTAACATATAGTTCAACAGGTTTATTAGGTGGCGTTAATGGTTATGCCGATACTAAACTTTCACCTTCAAGTGTGTTAAGTTTGAATAGCACTCATATATCTTTTTATTCAAGAACTGATACATCTACATCTGAAAATGTTGAAATGGGCGTTAATGATATTAATAATAATAGTAGATTATTTATTGCTCCTAAATTTTCAGGTGCAAATACAGCATATCGAGCAGTTAACTCTGCACAAGCAGGTCCAGGAGCATCTCCAAATATGCAAGGGTTTTTTATAGCTTCAAGAGTTAATTCAACAGCTATGAAATTGTACCGTAATAGTTCTGTATTGTTTAATGATTCAACTTTAAGCAATACATTAAATAATATTAATATATTCTTGTTAGCTTATAATAATCCAGGAGGATTTAATTATTATACAGATAGAGAATGTGCTTTTGCCTCAATAGGAGATGGACTTGACGATACAGAAGCGACTAATTTAACAAATAGAGTTCAAACTTTTAATACAGCTTTAAATAGAAACGTATGAAACTAACAGATTTAACAACAGAACAAAAGTTAACCTATGTCGGACTATTGACAGAGGTACAGAAAGACGAATTAGTCGGTCAATGGTATGCACCTGACTCTTATTTCAATCCTATTCAAGACCTAAATTTAAACTGGATAATCTCTATTGAAGAGATGGAACAAACAGTTAATCCTGACTTTTTATGGGTTAAGGATTTAGATGTTATTATTTATGAGCCGAAACCAACACCCCCTCCATTTGAATAAATATGGCAGATAAGCAAGCGGTATTCACACTGAGAGTTGACACAGGCAACTCGGTACAGGATGTTCAGAACTTTGACCAGGCTGTACAGAATCTGAATAAAGATCTCAAAGAGACTCAGACAACGGCCTCTCAACAAACTGGCATGGACCAATTCGAGGCCAAGCTCCAGGAGCTCAATGAGAGACTTGAGGCTGGTGGCTTGAGCATGCGTGACATGACCAAGCTCATGAAGGAATATCAGACCTTGGCAGCACAATCAGGATCACAATCACCAATAGGTCAACAAGCCATTCAGAATGCGGCACAATTAAAAGATGAGATTGGAGATCTGAGAGCAGCAACAACGGCCCTTGCATCAGACACAGTGAAGCTGGACACAGCTCTTGCTGGAGTTGAGACAGGAGCAGCTGCATTCCAGGGAGTGCAATCAGCCATTGCCTTGACAGGTGTGGAATCAGAGGCTTTGGTCCAGACAATGGTCAAGCTCCAGGCAGCACAGGGATTGGTTAATGCTGTTCAGACTGTTGCCAACAATCTTAACAAGGATGCCATACTTGGAATTCAGTTGAGATCAGCCCTCCAGAAAGCTCAAAACTTTATTATCTATGGATCAGCTGCGGCTGTGACAGCTGAGTCAACAGCAACCAAGGCAGCAACTGGAGCAAAGGTTGCAATGACTGGAGCCACAACAGCAACAAATATTGCTCTCAAATTATTCAGAGGAGCCTTGCTTGCAACTGGTATTGGTGCCTTGATTGTGGGCCTTGGTTTATTGGTTGCTAATTTTGACAAGGTTGTCAAGTTCATGAAGCCTGTCATTGATGGATTTAAAGCAATTGGAGATGCAATCGGCTTGACAAACTTTGCAGAGGAGGAGGCTCATAATAAAACAGTATCAAGAATACAATCAGAAATAAAAGCCAGAGAGGATCTTGCAAAGGTCAGAGAGGATCAATTTAATTCAAGTCAAAAACAATATGATAGAGAGCTTGAATTGCTAGATGCTCAAGGAAAAGATACTAAAAAATTAACCAAGTTAAAGATTGAGGAATCAATCAAATATCAAAAAGAGAAACTCAAAGAGCTTGAAATTGAAATAAATTCCTCAAGAGAAACGGCTGAACGGCTCAAGAGACTAAGCGCGGCACAAGATCAGAGAGTTATAAGATTTCAAGAAATTACAAAACAAAGGGTTGAATTAATAGAATCAATCAAGGATGCAGAAAATTCTCTTGCTGTAAATGAAGCAAAAAACAATAAAGAATCCGAGGATGCTCAAAAAGAAAGAAATAAGAAAGCCGCGGATGATGCAAAGGCAAGAGCAAAAGAAAGAGCTGATAATAACAAAAATTTAATAAAACAAATTGAGGATGCTCAGATTGAAGCAATTCAGAATGAGGATATCAGAGCAAGAGCAAAATTGTTGAAAGATGCTGAGAGAAGCACAAAAGAAATTAATAAGCTCAAAGCTGATGAGGAGAAAAAAGCAACATTGAAAAAACTAATTGATGAGAAGTTGCAAAGAGATCTCCAGGCTCTTGATAATGCTGCATTAAAAAAACAACAAGAGGCTGAGAAAACAGCTCTTGATTTCAAGATTAAGCAAGAGAGAGAGCTCCTAAAAATGATTGAGGATCTTTCTGAACAGAACTATCTGGCAACATTGTCTGATCAGGAGAGAGAAGTATTGGCTATTCAAGATAAGTATTTCGAGCTTGAGACATTGGCTCAAGGCAATGCAGTTGCTCTCCAGGAGATTGAGATTGCAAAGGCCAATGAATTAAACAACATCAATTTAAAATATCAAGAGCAGAGAGATAAACAGAATGAGGAACAAAGGCAGAAAGATCTCAAGAGAGAACAGGACATCCTGGAATTTAAACTCTTTGCAGCAACAGAAACATTCAAGCTAATCTCTGATGTTGCTGATCTATTTGGCAAAAAGAATGAGAAGGCAGCAAAGAGAGCATTCATGATTCAGAAAGCATCCTCCATTGCACAGGCAACCATTGAAACATACAAGGGTGCCAATGCCATCTTTGCCAGTGCTGCTGCCAATCCATCAAGCATACTCTTTCCAGCACAACCATTCATTGCAGCTGGCTTGGCAATATCATCTGGAATTGTAAATGTGGCTAAAATAGCATCTCAGAAATTTGAAGGAGGAGGCACACCATCAGCCTCTGGTGATACAGGATCAGTTCCTAATTTAACAGGAGCCAGTGCATCATCATTCACAGCCAACACCAATGCTCAGACAACAAACTTGTCAACATTAGGACAAGGAGCTCAGCCTGGTGTGAATCTTTCTCAGGTTGTTGTGCTTGAATCAGATATCACAGGAACACAGAATAAAGTAAAATTACAAGAGGCTAAGACCTCTTTTTAAGAAATCAACTCCAGCCTTTGAAAGAAAGGCCTCTCCAGTGCTGAAGCATCCATATATTCTCAGGAATTCGGATGCTTTTGTCACATCTGGCCTGTGCAACTTTACATTCTCACCTGGCTGAGCATTACATTTGTACACATTGAGATATATGCTCTTGATAAAATGGTTGCCATCTTGCCAGTTGATCTGATCAAAGAGCTTGATCAACTTGGCAGAGTTCATCTTGACAGGCTGATGGCATTCGTAGTTGTTGAGAGGGAACTTGTTGTGCATGAGAAACTCAGCTGTATTTCTTGCGGCCTCTTGATAATGCGGAGGATGATTGGCATTGATCTCCAGGATTCCTTTGAAATATGCAATATCAGGGCACCATTTCTCTGATATGTAAAAGTCATCATTCATATACACGAATTCTCCTCCAATGGTCCTGGCAAAAGTCAAGATCCTGTTGGTCACATCAATCCCTCTGATATTATTGTACTGAGTGCATGGTATATTGAGAGCTCCAGGCACAGCATCACCAATGGTGTAAATGATTGCCTCTGGATATACTCTCTTGATCCAGGCAATTGATTGCAAGATATCAAAGTGATCAGGGCTCCTCCTGTATGGATATACAAATACCATTGAACAAAGATACATAATATATATATGATGAGAGAATTGCCAGTATATGAGATCATGATTGATCTCCAGGATACAGATACAACAGTGTCATTCAATTCCTTGGTTGTGCATCCAGCACATGAGAAGCTATTTGACACCTTCTCAAAGCAAAGGAAATATCAATTCAATGATGATGAGCAGATCATCACAGGGATTGCCATCTCAGCGGATACTCCAATATATCGGAGAGAGGATGATACAAATGAGGAGTACTATGTTGTGTTCACACCAAAGGCCATCAAAGACATTGTTTTTGATTATGCCAGGAGAAACAATTTCAACAATGTAAATCTTGAGCATGATGAGACAAGAGTTGTTGATGGTATATACATGGTCATGAGTTATGTGATTGACAATGAGAAAGGATTCACAGCTCCTGAGAGATTCAAGGATGCAACCAATGGCTCTTGGCTTGTGAGCTACAAAGTAACTGACAAGGAAGTTTATGAGGCCGCCAAGAATGGAGTGTTCAAAGGATTCTCCATTGAGGGTGTATTCAACTTGATTGAGACAGGATCAACAATGGAAGAGGAGTTCATGGGCCAATTGTACACAGAGCTCAAGAAGGTGAGTGAATACATCATTTTTTTCAATGACTATCCAGATGCTGTTGTGAACAATGCCAAGAGAGGCATTGAGCTGAATGAAAAGAATGGCAACAAGTGTGCAACTCAGACAGGCAAAATCAGAGCCAGGCAGTTGTCACAGAGAAAGAATCTCAGCCTGTCAACAATTAGACGCATGTATTCCTATCTCTCAAGAGCAGAGGAGTATTATGATCCAGAGGATTCCAATGCTTGTGGCACCATATCATATCTATTATGGGGAGGACTTGCTGGCAAGAGATGGGCCGCATCTAAATTGAAGCAAGCTGGAATTTTAGAACAATAACACATAATAAATAAACAATAAAATGAATCAAAATTTCAAGAAGGTAATGGACTTGCTATCCGAAATAAAGGGAGCATTCCACAAAAAAGAGGCCTCAAATTTTGAGCAAGCAACTTTGGTTGATGGTGTGACTGTCATTGAGTATGAAGCTCTTGAGGTTGGGATGCCTGTTTTTGTTGTTGCTGATGGTGAGATGATTCCAGCTCCAGAGGGTACACAT